GGCTTCTGTGGGGTCGTGGCTAAAAAGTTGTGGTCACTTTGCGTGATTTCGATTTGGTTTTGGATTTTGCCTGCTGCTTTGGCGGTTGAGTAGCGCTGACCTTTACGGGAGTTGCAACTGCGACACATGACCTGGCAGTTGTCGATTGTGTTGGCGTCTATGGGGTTGGGGAAGCGGTCTGTTTCGATGATGTGGTCGATTGTGTCTGCTTCGTTGCCACAGATTGTGCAGTGGTTGTCGTGTTCTAGTAGTTGTTTGCGGATGGCTTTGAAGGTGGAGTGGTTGCGGGCTTTGCTGTTGTGTGCGGTCATGGTTGTTTCCTTTGTGGTTGTGATCTAGCGCCCTTGCTTCGCTGCGGTTGCTGTCTTGTATGTCTGAGACTTGGGGGTTTGTGTTCCCCACAGTTCAGGCTTTGTCTGCCTTGGTTGCCTGACACCTTTCGGAAGTGGACACCATTCGTGTTTATGAAGTTCATACTCTGCACAGTGGCTGATACCAGCATCACTTCACTTGAGTCATCACATGAGGCTGGGCGCACTGCTCTACCCACGTTCCCGTGTGAACACCAACACAGTGCAATCCTGTATGTGGCCTTGGTCGTATTCAGTTGTGTCATCTGTTTAGTCTTTGCGTACACCTTGAAGGATGGCAATGCCGATGGATATTAGCAGGGCATACCAGCAAAGGATCAGCATTGGGAGAGCCTTTGGGCTATGAAGGTGAGGTCTGATGGTCTCCAAAGGTAGCATTCAGCATGAGGGTGCAGTGTTCTCATCCATGACAGTTGGCTGTCACTTGCCTTTCCCTTTTCTGTTTTAAGTTCGGCAAACACCAAGCCACGCTCGACGTGTGCAAGCACAAGGTCAGGGAATCCTGCAGCGCCTGTGGTGATGTATCGCCCTGTTCGTGTCATTGATGGCTGTGAATGATGCACTGACCAGCCGTACTGGTATGCAAGCGCTTTGACCTGTGTGAGGAATGAAGCCTCACTCATGGCAATCATTTGCCACGGCCCAGTAGATAGCCACACCAAAACACTGCAGCAACCAGCACAAGTTGTGTGAATAGGTCAGCCATCAGAATGGTTCCTCTGGTGTGTCGTATGTAGGCGCTGGTGTCTCATTTGCTTTGAGACTGTCTATGTAGGCACTCGCTTCGCGCTTAGTCATGGCCTGCAAATTGGCTGGCGGTACCTTACCCATGGATTTGCATACAGCCCTGATCATGTTTTGCTGCTTATCACTAGCCAAGTTACTGTTTTCAGTGATCTGTGTGTCGCCTTGCATCCTGACTACCTTGCCCATTTCCTCACGGCTTGGGCGTTTATTGAAGTCACTGCCTGACAGCCCAGCATTTGCCAATGCTCGCCCAACTGCACCTGTTTCACAGTTTTCAACGTGACTTGTTTTATTGACGTTGCCCTGGTTGCGGACTTCCTCAGCCCAGCCAGTAGCGATAATTTCACCATCAAGCCATAGTTCGCATTTGAATACAGCGATGTCGCTTAGGTAATGCACTAGATCAGTGATGACACGAGCATCAGGGTGTGCTTTAAGGAAGCGGTCAAGTCTGCTGGCTACTGGTTCATAATCATCAAGGTTAAAGGCCACGAGCGTGTTCTTTCTCTAAGCGGTCTAACTCTGCAGTGACATGAGCCAAGGCTTTCTTCAATACTTCGATTTCCTGTTCACGGGCGTAGATCATGTCTGCCACGTCATCGTTGTGTGTGTACTCACTCATTGTTTTGCCTCACGGTGCTTATATAAGTGATGCCTTTTGATGGCCCACTGGTGTTAAGTGATGGGTGCCATGAATCTCTATTGCGTTCAGCAATAGTTGGCAGCGCGTGGAGAGCGCCAACTGCTTCCATAATGACGCTGGCTTCCTTGAATCGCAATTCAAGAGCAAGGTTCATGCTGATATTGGTTAGTTTGGCGATTAGTTCGCCTGTACTTGTTTCCATTGATTTTCCTTTGTTATTTGGCGGATGATACACGCCAGTGGTGAAGCCCACCATTGTCGTAGAGATACCTGGCAACCTTTACGTTGCATCGAAGATTCTGCAGCGCCTTGATCACATCCTGTTTCTTACAGATACGGCGTGTCACAGAAGCCCAACTCCCTTGGATTTGCCAAGCGCCTACATCAGGCCAGCCAGTTGAACGCACAGCAGACACGCTCTTTTCATTGCATCTGCTTTCGCGGTAAGCAATGTGGCTCATAACGGGCACAACTTTTTTGGGAAAGTATTCCCTCAGAATTGGTTCTAGTTTTGGGCAGGAATTAGAGGCTGCACTTGCGTGGCCTGGGGTGGATAGGGCGAGGATTAGCGATAGTGCCATGAGTTTCTTAATCAACTCTCTCAACTTCTGTAGGCGGCAACCAAGACAGATATGGGGCAAGCCTGTGGGCTACCGTCACTCTGATATGTTCACCTGTTTCCAAATCTGTGAAGATTTGAACCAGTGTTAGTTTGTCCCTAGAGACTAATGGGGTGTATCCCCATGTGGGGAGCATTAACGTTTCCAATATCGGTTGGCAATTTTGAAATAAGCCCATGAGAGGCACCAGCCAAATAGGACTGCTATGAACATTTGCTCGTGGTTATAGGTTTTCATGCCCAGCCCCTAACCATGTCAAGTCCTGCCTCTGTGATGGCACAGACAATGCCCTGAGAGCCCGTTGAGAGCGTTCTACGGATGCCTAAGTCGTGAATTAGCCCTGAGGTGCGCAAATCTGAGCATCGCTTCCAGTAGCCGTTTATGCTGTGACCTTGGGCTGTTGCTCGAAGGGCTGCTTCCTCATCTGTGAGGCCAAGTACAGCATCGGCGTAGATAGCCAGAAGAATAGCGCGATGGCTGCCAACTCTCATGGGGCTGATCTGGCGCGATGTCTCAGGGTCTGCACTCCTGAATAGCGGTAAGTCAAAAATAATCTTTGGCATTTGTTTCCTTTGGTTGGGTCATTTGAGTGACATTGACTACTTTACACATTTTGAGAAGTCAGTGGTGGATTCCCAATGGAAACGAAGAAATCCACCACTTAGCCCCAGCATCGCTCAAACAATGGCTGGGAGTCCTTATGGGTAGGGCAGGCTATTCCATGCCTTAGCAAACTTGGCAGCATCCTTGCTCATGGCTTGGTCAATTTCAATATGCAACCAGTTTGGGGTTCCGTTGTATGAACCTGCATTGTCGGTAGCAGTAAAGATTTTCACGCCTGATTTGCCTTCGCCTCTAGAGCAACGATAGCCAGCGCCATAGGTGCCAAAGGCATACCAATGAATCTCGGAGATGCCCAGGACTTTTGAATGTTCTACAACCTTGCCAGCGATGGTGGACTTGCCAAGTAGCCAATCCCATATCACTCTGGCTTGGGCTTCGTTGGCGTATTTACAGTCCCATGCTGATCCAGTTGCGTGGACTGATAATTGTGGTGGTTTGATGTCGTTATTCATATTGCGATGAACGTATGCGCCAAGTGATGACGTTTTCCATCGTTCTTTTGATAATGCGATCATCTTTGTTACGCCTGGGGAAACTTGTTTTCCATCCCATGCTGGGTAGTACTCGTAAGGGCGATTTGTCATTCTGTTGGTTCTTTCGCAAGGAACATTTTGGGTGAGGGTGAGCCTTTTGTGCCGATGCCATTGCCTAATCCGTACCCGCCGAATGCGGTGATGATGGGTAGTCCTGCTTCTGCTGTGACTCGGCCCACAATCATTAGGATGGTTACTGATAGTAAAGCGACCAATAAAATCAGGGCTTTTGAAGGGTTAGCGATTTGCATTATTGAACTTGTCCGAGGTTTGTGACTGTAAACGACGCGGTGTTGTTTGCATCTACAACCTGACGGGCTACTCCTGCTGTATTTCCAGTAAGTTTGACTGTCACCTGATTGGTAAAAATGTCTCCCGCTACTACTTTATATAAAGCAACGAAATTAGTATTTCCTGAGTAAGCAGCCGCATATAAAAATGGATTGAGGACTGTTATCGCAATTAAAGGATTGACGGGTGTTGCTCCGTTGAATGTGTAAAAGTTGTAGTGGCAAACGTTTGTGCCAACGGCAATTTGGCTTGTAAAAGTTGCCTGTATCAAATCTCCTACGGCTGCTGTAATTGTGCCCGAAAAGTTAGTTGTATCTACCACGCTACTGTTTCCAGCATTAGTAATTGTTAGAGCAGTTGTACGGCTGCCGATAGCGTTATATCGCGCCGTCGTTGTGGTCAGCGTGTTCATCTGTGCAGCAGTCAGAATCTGACCTGCAGTGAATACTTGAATTGCCATGTTATGTCTCCTTTAGAAACTTAGAAGGTTAGAGGTTGAGAGAGTACCGAAAATGGCATCATTTAGTGTGAAATAAGCATTCGCATCTGTTGATTCGAACGTTAGTTGCACCGTATGGCTACCAGGAGAAATTGTATGGTTTACCCCTGAAACAATCAAGGTTTGACTATCGCTCGATGGGGTTCCCGTCACAAAGTTTTTAACTACGGTACAAATACTGGTTAAGTCAAGACCAAAAACAATGTTTTGCTGGGCGGTTGTCATTGCTGCTAGTTGAGTTTGTAGGCCGTTGAACCTTAGGATTGGGTTTTGGTATCGGCCCAAAAGGTAGTTGCCTAGGGCTGCAACTTCTGTGGTGGTGCTATTGAGAAGGTCTAGCAGGCTGTACTGCTGGGCTTGATATTGAGCAATGGATGTAGCATTGCTGGTTGTTTGTACTGCCCCTGCAGGCGATTGAGTGTTGATGTAGTTATAAAGCAACTCATCGCCGTACTGGTTCATAAGGCTGTTGAATGGCAAACCAGTTCCGTCGCCGTTAAAAGTGGCACCTGAAACAGGGTTTAGAACACTAGACCTTCCCTTAAAAGTTAAAGTTCCATTAGCAGACATAAACAAATAGCCCTGTTCGGAAGTATTGATTTGCTGGAGATAGTTGAGACAGTTTGTGTCTTGTGCAATGGCGTAGGCACCCAATGTGGATGAACCTGTATCAATGGCTCTTGCACCTTGATAATTAATTTCTGTGTAGTTGAGCACGTTGTTTATGCGCGCACCAGTCTTTTCGGTTGACGGCGTGACAAGGTTAATTTGCTGGTTTGAAAGAACTGTGAATTGATCGGCGCATTGAACTGTGGCTGTGTCATTGAAACCAAGGTCATAGTTGATGTCCCAATCTGTGACTAATCCTGTGTAGATGGGGATTCCGTTGGCAAGGATTTGTACTGGTAAACGTGGAACGATGCCTGTTTGTTGAGTGCTTCCGCCAATCCAATAGGGCGATGACTGGTTTAATGGGTCAAATATGCGTGTTTTATTCCAAAGGTTTATTTGGGCGGTGCCACAGTTGAACTCGTCAAGTTGGCGTGAACGCCCACGAGTGATGGAAACTGACTGAGATCGG